ATGGAGGACGGATCGGCAACATCTCCAAGGATTCAGAGGTCGCGGCATTTCTGCGCCAAGTGGCCAGTCGTTTAATCGACATCACGGAAGGTCAGAAGAGCTTCTTTCTACCTGTAAAGGATCGCAAGCTAGCCGGACGAGCCGTATTTGGTCCATTGTACAAGAGGGATACGAAGAAGAGCAAGGACAATATTGAGTTTCGAAGTGAGGGAAAGGTGTTTCGACTGTCTAAGACCGGAGAGTCTTACACTCTTCGAGCTTCCGTGGGATTCAGGCTTAATGATCGAGATCTGAATATGTACCTGAATGATCAACAGAGGCGTGTGGTTCTATCGGCGGAAGCGATGCCTTCGGCTCGATTCAAGGTGGATGGTAAGGAGTATAAGGGAGTTCGAGTGACTCTGAAGCCTCGAGCGGCCATGAATTCCAAGGCCACGGAACTTCCGGCTTCGATCGAGAAACAAGGAATCTAATAAATAGAAGGACATGAAGAAGACGCTCAATGAATTTCGCGGCCATTGCCTCAAATCGATCGATCCTGAAACGTATGGGCTTGACATAGCATTCATCAATCGTGCGGAGGTCATCATCAACGAGGCCACTTCTGAGAAGTCTGACGTCGACAAACTAGATAAAGAATTCCTCAATCGCGCCGAACACGTGACTCAACTCAATCTAACCGGCACGGACTTTCAGACTCTGAAGAACAAGCGTGAGATTCAATACCTCTTCTGCAAGTACTACTTTCCAAAGTTCCATATATCTAAGACTTTAAAGAGCAAGACGATTAAGAAGGAAGAGTTCAATCACGCATTGGCTGAACTGAAAAACTCCGAGCTCGAAAGCGGCAAATCATTTGCAAGACTATACAACTATGGAGTCAAAGGAATCGGTCCCGGTGAAGTCTTGTTCTACTTCATGTATGACTACGCGACTTTAGGTGGCGGATCTTCGGGTGGAAAAGACATCATGCTTCCGGAAGCCGAGTATGAACTCAAGGCCGTGAAGGTTAAGAAGTCCGGACACGCTTATGACTTTAAGCTCGGAGGTACTTTCTCGACCATCGAAGTCGAGCGCGCATTGATCGATCTGGCCAATCGTGGTGGATTCGAAGTCACTTCCGAGATTCCTGGATCAATCATCGCTGAGCTGAAAGCTAAGTTTCCCAAAGAGTTTCAGAAGATCGAGGAGAAGTTTGGAAAGATCGCTTACGATCATTACTTCAAGAATCACGAGGTCGTGTTCCTTCACAACGTTGAAAACTATCCGAAGATGGGAACGATCGTGGCCGTTAAATCCGTGAAGGCCACGGACGTCTCGATCGAGCGATACACTTCCAAGACTATCAAGCCGCTAGTAAAGATTGAAGCTTCTGACTCAGCCGAATGATGATATGATGACTTTCAAGCAATTCATTCTCGAAGGTTCTGGACATCTAACTCATGTGGAGGATCAGGTCCTCTATGGTGGTATCGAGGGCGCCAAGTCGGCCATTCAGGCTCTTCGTGCGGTTCGTGACTCTCTGACCGGAAAAGGAGCCACGGCTTCCGTCACGGTCAAGTGGGATGGCGCGCCGGCAATTTTCTGTGGTACCGATCCAGCCGATGGTAAGTTCTTCGTGGCCAAGAAGTCGATCTTCAATAAAGTTCCAGAGGTGTATAAGACTCCACAGGACATCGACGATCACATCGAGGCCGGAGATCTCAATAACAAGATGAAGGTCGCTCTGATCGAGTTCTCCAAGCTTGGCATTCGAGGAATCATTCAAGGAGATTTGCTCTTCACGTCCGACACTCTGAAGCGTCAGAAGATTCAAGGTCGAGACTACGTCACCTTTCATCCAAACACGATCGTTTACGCGGTTCCACTCGATTCATCGGAAGCCAAGGCTATCATGGCCGCCAAGATCGGCGTGGTGTTTCATACGTCATATACCGGTAAGCTGAGTGCACTCCATGCTTCTCCGGGAGTAGACACCAAATCGTTTAAGCGAATTCCTTCGATCTGGTGGCGCACGGCGGATCTCAAGGGTATCGGCACGGAGAAGGTATCATCCACCGCAGACCTCGGTAAAGTCGATGCGACTCTCAAGGAAGCCGAGGCCACTCTCAAGTCCATTCCGTCCTCGATTCTAAAAGCCTTGCAATCCAATCCTGATCTGGCTCAGACCATCGAGACCTTTGCTAATTCGAAGGTTCGTGCGGGCCGAGAGATCGATGATCCACAGAAGCATGCCACGGAGCTCGTGGCCTGGATGAACGCTCGCTTCGATCGGGAAGTGGCTTCGAAGAAGACCGAGAAGGGTAAGCAGGCCGTCAATGCACGACGTCAGATCACGTTCGACTTCTTCTCCAGAGAGAATCTGTCAAACATCGTCAAGGCATTCAAGCTTCAGGCTCAACTGGTGGGAGCCAAGAAGGAATTGATTGCTCAGCTAAATCGTCTTGGAGGAATCTCGACGTTTCTGAAGACCAAGGATGGATACGAACGAACCGGACAGGAAGGCTACGTGGTCGGAACCAAGGCCGGAACCGTCAAGCTGGTCGATCGACTGGAGTTCTCCAAAGCTAACTTCAGTCCAGACGTGGTTAAAGGCTGGCAACGTTGAATTCGTATAAATAACGAAATAGACATGGCTCAAGACTCATCCAAAGTCAACTTCAAGGATCTCACATCGGTAGACTACACAGGTGAGTATCTGAACGATGACGGCCTCTTGAACTATCAGTACGTCAAGCGTCGGCGTGGACTTCGTGAGCAAGGCCTGCCGTATCGACGGGCCAACTCGCGACGCCTCGTTGAGCGTGCCGAGAGACGAGCTCGACGGCCCTATCTGAAGCTATCGTAAATCTTACTACATCATGGGAAACTTAAAATCATTTCGACAGTTTGTCGAGGCCACGGTCAAGGAGATCACGGTCACGTTTGGACGTTTCAATCCTCCAACTGTAGGTCATGAAAAGCTAATTGACGCGGTGGCTTCTGAAGCGGCTGGTGGAACCTATAAGATCTACGCTTCTCAATCTACAGATCCAACAAAGAATCCTCTTCACTACTCCGAGAAGGTCAAGGTGATGCGGCAGATGTTTCCCAAGCATGCTCGAAATATCATTGAAGATAAGTCTATCAAGACATTCTTCGATGTGGCTTGCAAGGCTTATCAGGATGGCTTCACTCGCTTTGTTTTGGTGGTTGGTCAGGATCGAGTCACGGAATTCTCGAAGCTTCTGCAGAAGTACGAGGGCCAGAAACTCAAGAATGATGGATACTACGACTTTCCAGGCGGCATTGAGGTGGTCTCGGCCGGTCATCGTGATCCGGATTCCGATGATGAAGTGGAAGGCATGTCGGCCTCCAAGATGCGTCAGGCGGTTCGTGACAACGACCTTCGCTCATTCTCCAAGGGTTTGCCACACGGATTCGAGGATGCGATCGGACTCTTCAATCTTCTTCGTAAGCGCATGGGCCTGAAGGAATCTGCCACTTTTCGCGAAGACGTTCAGTTCAGTCCGCTGTCCACGATTCGCGAATCATATGTTCGTGGCGAGGTCTTCAATGTTGGCGACTCGATTCGTCTGAAAGGCGGAGAAGTCGTTCAGATCGTCAAGCGTGGTCCTAACTTTCTGGTCACGGAAGGAAACAAGAAACACTGGCTCTCGGACGTCGAGCCAATGAATAAATAAAGATTTTACTTCAATGAATCTAACAGAATCCATCAAAAACGTAATGATCGAGGGTACTCTCAAGTGGGAGACCTCGAGCGAGGATACCGGAGCACAGGAAGCAAAGCTTCAGGACGGATCTAAGTTTACACTGAAGAACGTGGCCGGCAATCTGATCGTGTCGTTTGTTCCGTCCGGTGGCACCAAGGGCAATCAGATCTTCAAGACTCCGACCGGTCAGCCTCTGGCTTTCATGAAGGCCAAGCAGGCCGCCGAGAACTTCATCGATGCTCAAGGCAAGAATCCGAATCAATCGTCGGCCAATGAGTCGGAAAGCGAAGTCGAAGAGGGTGCTAAGACGGTTCTAGAATGGAAACCCGTCGATGCTATTCCTGGTCAGGAAGAGGCTAGCACGGATCAAGGCCGCTACATCCTGTTTCAGCATGGATTGTTCTGGCATGTCAACTTCTCTCCAAAGGGAAAGGAGCGCGGCGTCGCTAAGCAGATCGGAAAGGTCAATGCTCAATCTTCGAACGCGATCGCGAAAGCCAAGCAGATCGCTCAGAGCCATGCAAATGGTGAGAACGAGGAGCTCTCCCATGATCGTGACTGGGGCACCAAGACGCTGACTCAGCAGAACAAAGAAGTCACGCCGGGACAGACGAACGAACAGCTCATTCCGATCAAGGATCTAATCAAGAAAGAGAGTCTCGAGAAAGCCTGCTGGAAAGGCTATAAGGCCATCGGCACCAAGGAGAAGGATGGCAAGACGGTTCCGAATTGTGTGCCAGAAGCTATCGGCCAATCAGGCATGGATGTCAATACTCTGGCCACAATGGTCACGCTGAAGCCTTCCGATAAGCTTACGGTCAAGTACGGTTCCGTTTTGGTCAATGATCGTCCGTTCGAGATGACGGATCCGGATGAGTCTCAGGACTGGCCGAAGTCCGTGACTCCTGAAGGAAAGCTGATCACCTGGTTCAAGGGTCGTCAGTCTCAGGCCAATGAGTGGTCACCCGAGGAGATCACTGGATACTACACGGACGAGCTGATGAAGACTGAGTCCACACAGGTTTCTGAGAAGCACGTGCGAATGATTCAACTCATCGCTGAGGAATCGAATCGCACTCTGATCGAGAAGTTTCTGGCCGAGAACACCATCATTGGTCGCGAAACGGAACTTTCGGCCATTCGTGCGGACTTCAAACGTTTCAAGAAGCTTCACTCTCATAAATAAGAAAACATGAAATCACTGAAACAGATTCGTACGGCTCTTGTCGAGGCGGCGTCACATGAAGACACGGAAGCTCACTTCGTGGCTCCGACTAAGGCACAGTCTTCTATTTCGGCCGATCGTGGTTCCAATGAACAGGCACATGATCTGGCCACGGATGAATATGAAGTCGAAAAATCCATTAAAACGATTCGTATTCCAGAATCCTTAAATGCCGAGAAGGATCCGGTTGAAAAATGGATCACCGACTACACCAAGTCGACGGATCCTCGATTCAAGGGAATGGATAAGTCATCTCGAATCAAGATGGCGCTGTCGGACTTTGGAGCCGCGCAGAAGGCCACGGGCAAGAAGCCAGTCCAGGAGAGTCATCTGGATGGTGGACACGAAGCCGAGGAGATCTCGATGACGCGTAATGAGCTCGACGAGATCGCCGACATGGCCGATGACCTCTTCAATGTGCTTCCAAACTTCGATGAGTGTCCGGCCTGGATTCAACACAAGATCGCCGGCATTCACGCCTCGATTCACGGAATCTACGACTACTATCGTCGTAAGTCCACGGAACGTCAGGAAGCCGCCTATGCGTGTGATTCCGGCACGGAACCCGATGCGATTCGTATCGCCGTAGCTTCTCCTGTCAATCCGGTGCCTACGGAGCTGCCGGTTCCTCCGGCCAAGATGTAACTTTCCATGAACGATTTCCTTCCAGTTTCGACGTTTTGCGAGTTCCTGGACATTCAGGAAGCCGAATATGATGGCCGCAAGGTCGAGCTGAATAAGCCTTTTCGTACTCCCGGCGGTCCCAAGAAGTTCGCTGTGTACGTGAAGAACGAGAAGGGCAACGTCATCAAGCTCGGATTCGGAGATCCGAACATGGAGATTAAGCGGGACGATCCGGCACGTCGTCGTAACTACCGAGCTCGTCATCACTGCGAGGATCCGGGGCCTAAATGGAAAGCGAACTACTGGAGTTGCCGCACATGGACCAGTACGCCAGTCTCAAAAATAGTAAAATGATATGTCTCAAGAAGGAACAAGCACGCGCCTAGAGCGCATGGAAGAGAAGATTGATAAGTTGTCGGAAGCCATCGTGGCTCTCGCGCGAGTCGAAGAGAAGATCTCGAACCTCGAGCAGACAAACGGTGTACTGATGAAACAGCTCATCTCGATCGAGGAACGAACCACACGAAACGAAAAGTCGATCAATGACATTCGCATCGATCAGGCCAAAGATGGAAATACTCTTCAGGGCCTTCGTAAGTTCTTTTGGATCTTTGTATCTTCCATATTAGCCGCTGGCTTTCTGGTCTGGTTCACAAATGTGTGGCAACATGCACCGATTGCAAAGTAAAAAACCTATAAATAGAAAACACAACCTTTCAATTCCATGATCAAAGACAAAATTACTCAGGCCATTGCCGAAGCGGCCATGGGCATCATCTCCGAAACCTGGCCCGATGCCGCATCGACATCCATCTACGTCGATAAGGCAGATACCACTCCTATCTCCAATGTCGAGACTCCGGAGTCTCATACCATGACGGATGAGGCCACTACGCTTAAGGTTGGCTCACGTGTCAAGGTCGTCTCTGGATCTGGCCTTGATTCTGGTAAAGAAGGTGTGATCGTTGATCGCTCAAACGTTAAGACTGACGGCCGCGGAGTTCCTATGAATCTTAGTGGTAACTATAAACCTATTGATTGGTCGAAGGAAGTTCTAATCAAGCAGGATGACGGCAAAATGTTTTCGATGTTTAAGAATCGTGTCGTTCCTATTGAAGAGTCCATTGAGATTTCCGAAGAGGAGATCACTGAAGCTCTGAAGGCCTCTCAGCCCGCCTCCGAATGGATTCATGACTTTGTGAACTCCAATGACGCCAAGTTCAAGGGTAAGACCAAAGCCGAGCGCATCAACATGGCTCTGGGTGCCTACTATGCCGCTCAACGTTCCGTGAAGGAAGGTGTTGAGGAACCTCGTGCGGAAGGCGAGAAGCGCTTCAAAGCCGCTCATGTGATCAACAGAGTTCACGACGTGAATCAGGATAAGCAGACTGGTACGGAATCCATGGATTCTAAGTCGAAGCCTGCTCTTCCGATGGGCACAAGTCCGACCAAACCCGAGCATTACGACGAGATGGAACAGGTCGAGCAGGATGTCAAGGACATCAAGAGTTCAATCTCCAAGCAAGCCAAGGCTCCCGAAGCCAAAAGCACCAAGCAAGCCGGCGCCGAATCCGCCGAGTCCTTGAAGGATACGACCAAAGGCGGTACACAGAACGCCGCGGCTCCCAAGGCGACTGGCTCCAAGCAATCTGGCACTGAATCGGCCGAGAAAGTCAAAGACACGGCTCCCTCTGGTAAGTTGAATGCGGAGGCTCCCAAGGCCACCGGAACCACTCATAAGGGTGCGGAATCCATGCCCAAGGGACTCACTGGTCCTGGCCTGAAGGAATCGGCTATTGTAATTCTTCTGGGCGAAGACGCCGTCAACGCTTCTAAGCATGTCAAACATGCCAAGGCTACCAAGCCGGTGGCCGACAAGATCAAGAAGGTTTTGAGCAAGGGAACTTCGAAGTATCACGAGACCGTCAAGGAAGAGACTCTGGATGAAGATGTTATGATTGATGAAGGCCTGTTCGATACGGTCAAGGCTCTCGGTAAGAATGTTGTGAAAAAAGTGGGTGATACGGTCGCTGGTAAAGTCGAAGCCGGCATTCAATCCGTTGTTGGTGCTGCTCCTACTGCTAAACCTGCGATAACTGGTGCCAAGGGGAATGATGATACTGAATTTAAGAAAAAAGCTGCTTCGTTGGTTGACAGTATTACTACGGCCGATCAGGCATTAGCCAAGATGAAGAAGGATAATGCAAATCCTCAGGATATCAAAGACTTAGAGAAACGCAAACGTGTCTATCAGTTGGAATATCAGTTATTGAATCGTCAGCATGCCGGCGATTCAGCTGAAAAGCTTAAGCCAATTCAGAAAGAATTGCAACAGTTGCAGAGTGCAAATTCTATAGCCTCGACTAAATCTGCGGCAACCGGTGCTGCCACTTTGGCTCAGAAAGCCGCACAGTCCAAGCTCGCCAAGCAATCCACTAAGCAACTTCAGGCCACTATGTCTCGCATTCAGGCTCTTCTGAAACAGCGTGGTGTGACCGAAGATGTTTCTTTCAATGAAGCCTTTGAGATCCTTGGAGAAGATCTGATCAAGGAATGCATGTCAAACTTCGATAAGCAGTATGCGGATGATCACGAGAAAGAGCTCAAGCAGATCCTCTCCGGTCGAGGTACGGACGGCATCGACTCTCGTCTGCAACCCGAGCTTCAGAAGTTCATTACCTCTTACGGCGACGGCCTCAAGAAGTACCTGGGCATTCAGGTCGAAGAAGACTCCAAGGGCTGGGACGGCACGGCGGAAGTGAGTGCCAAGCATGCCGAGAATACCAACGGTGCCGTGAAAGAGTCTGCGGAAGTCGAGACGGATCAGGGAGACACGACGGTTCCACAGAACGCGCTCGTTGACGCTCTGAAGGACCTCGCGGAAGTCATCGAACGCTGCGAGGGCGTGGTTCCTCGTCACGCGGACTTCAAGAACACTCACCTTTTCATGAAGGTTCAGAAGGCTCACACGCTTCTGGCCGACGTGTGTGAGGAGCTCGAGAACATCGAAGGTTAATCCACTCAGCAGATGTCTTCCTTTCATCAGACCATAAAGAACGCTCTTCTCAGTGAAGGTGGCCATGCCGGCTCCGAAGCCTTCGACGAGTTCGATCAGTTCTACATGTCCAATAACTTCGAGGCTCTTCATGAGATTCGAAAGATGATTGAAGATGGCATCGACGCTGACAAGATTCCAGAAAAGCTGGAGATGAATCTGGAGCTCTCGGAGCTTCGTTCCAAGGAACTGGTCACGTTCTATCAGTTGCATAAGGATCAGCTGAACAAACGTCTCTCCGAGTCACTGGTGTGTGAAGGACGCGGCTATGGCGGTTGGCTCTCTCCTTCTGGTGTCGAGACGCCGGTATCCGGTCGCATGGATCATGGTCCAGTAGCCGAGAAGATCCTTGGTGACGAGTGGGAAGAGCGTCGAGGACAGGGCTTGGAAGCCGCCGAGATCCTTGGTAAACGTGGATGGGCACGTCTGGTTCATCAGCCTAATCAGACTTTCGTCGACATGGATACCAATTCTCGAATGACTTCACGTCAACTCTCGTATCTGAAGAATCTGGGAATCGAAAACAATGTCGACATCTTTCTGGATGTTGGACAACACGGCCGATACATCTACAAGGCCGGAGAATAAATAGAATCATATGCGCGCACTTAATCTTGTTGGCTCCGAAGTATCACTTTCAACCTCCACGGGTTCAACCTTGAACTTCGCTCTCGTCGTTCGTCTGATCTCTCAGCTTTCTGGCAACGCTTCCACTCAGGCCGTCGTGATTCGTCAGGATCGTCAGGGCAATACCATTGGATCCTGTACGGTGAATTCTAATGAAGCGACGTACCTGTTCAAGGATGCTAGCGACATGCTTCTGTCGAGTGGATCCAGTACGGTCTACGCGGCGCCGATCACATTCATGTACTGATCTCGGCAACGAGTATAAGTACTTTTGTCATGATTAAGCTGTTTGATGAACTGAACGAGAAGAATTTTGAATCGTACGCCGTGAGGCACTACAACAATCCGCAGTGTCTCTCGATCGAAGAGTTTCATGAGGATCTGGCCAGATTCAAGTACGTGAAGCGATTGCTCAGACGGTACATCGAGACCGGAGAGATCAAGGAAAGGCTCGTACTGAATCATCTGATCACTCTGTACAACGTCTTTCCGATCGCGGCGGCCAATCACATGATGTTCTATCGCATAGAACGTGAGTTGTGGCCGGCACTGAAAGCCTTTTTGTTATTCCTTGACTATCTGCCAGAGGGCATGATGAACAGTGTCACGATCGATCTGATGGTGGCCAAACGACTGCAAGAAGTATGAAGAATCTCAGAGACATATTTCCAATCTCGGAAGACATGGGAGTTGGAGCCATCGGTGGTGGTGGAGGCGGTCAGATGACCACTCAGGCCGTGCAATCCTTCGATCCCGTCATGGCCGCCAAGCCTCTTCGACGCAAGAAATTCAAACGTATAAATAAGATCAAATGAAATCTCTCAATGAATCGATCAAAGGCATCCTGAAGAACAACGTTCTGGCCGCCAAGACTCTTCGACGCAAGAAACTCAAACGTATAAATAAGATCAAATGAAATCTCTCAATGAATCGATCAAAGGCATCCTGAAGAACAACGTTCTGGCCGCCAAGACTCCCGAACAAATGCGGAGTCACTCGTACTTTCGTCCGGCCGTGAACGAAGAGGACGCGGCCGCCGAGGCGCCTGCTTCCGAAGAGCCGGCCGATACCGACGTCGCTCCAGAAGCCGAGGAACCCGAGATTGAAACTCCGGCTCCCAAGAAGTCCGGCGAGAAGCCAAAGTACGCCGCGCAATGCAACAAGGATGGCGAGGAAGCCGTCGTTCTTCTCTCCAAGGATGAGCTCGAGCAGCTCATTCACGAGAATGGAACCAAATGTATCGTCAAGCTGTACGAGCTCGGCAAGGAAGCCAAGGTTCCCACGGTTAAAGTCAAGGTTTAAGTATTTTTCACATGAAACTCCACGAATCCGCCAAGCAGGTTCTTCTCGAAAATTCTGAAGAAGGCGCTACGGTCATCACCTTTACTGGACTCGGTACTGGTCGTTCTGCAATGGCTCCATCTAAAGGAGATGAACGCATCGAGATTGTTTGGAATTCGAAAGTTGAAGATCTGATCAAAAAACTTACGGATCCTTACTGGGGATGGAAAGTCACTTCTCAGAGATCGGCAACCAAGCAAGAGATTGAAGATAAGAAAAAGAGTGATGAGAAGCATGGGAACTACATGTATCATGCCACCGGACCTCGTAAAGGTTCAAATTATCGTGGAGACTGATCGTAAATAATCATTTCGTAAGATTGCACGAACTAATCTTCGTGCAATTTTTTCGTGTACTCTCGAGACGTGACATGATATAAATGATGATACCTTAATGAACTTAATCGAATCTTCGCGTAATGTGCTCCTCGAGGGAGCGACACCCAAATATGGTTGCCTGATGGCTATGGTGCCAAACGATCAGAAGCAAGACTTCCTGAACGTGGCGCGGAACATCGTTTCCGAAAAAGACCTACACGAGAACGGATATGAGGAAGAACCTCACGTCACGGTACTCTATGGCTTTCATTTGGACTTCGACTCGAATAAACTGAAACGCCTCTGCTCCGAAGTGCTTCCCATTCAGTTCACGATCGGCAAGCTGTCGAAGTTTGAATGTCCGGAATACGACGTGATCAAGTTCGATGTGAATTCTTCAAGCTTAATCGATCTCAATCATGACATCGCTCGGCACTACGCGCGCTCGATCACTGCCTCGAAGTATGATTATCATCCTCACCTGACGGTCGCCTACGTCAAGAAGGGTGCTCCATTCAATGCCGAAGCGGCCATAGAAGGACTTAGGCCATTGATCGGTCGAACGCTTCGTGTGAATTCTCTCCTCTATAGTCTTCCCGAGAAGCAAGGTCGCGTCACCATCGATTGACATAAGTTCGTTCATGTAATTTTTTTGTGTACTCTCGAGACGTGACATGATATAAATTGTATCACGCACTATGTCAATCTTCGATGAACAAATCTCCAGAAAACCCGATCACTATCCATGGACTTCCGAATTCATAGATTCCATGCATCATGGATTCTGGACCGATAAAGAATTCAACTTTCAATCCGACATACAGGACTTCAAGGTCAATCTGAATGATCGCGAGAGGGACATGATTACTCGATCGCTTTCGGCGATCGCACAGATCGAGGTGGCCGTGAAGACGTTCTGGGCCAAGGTTGGTGAGAATCTTCCACATCCATCGATCACGGATCTTGGATACGTGATGGCCAACGTCGAGGTGATTCATAACAATGCATATGAACGCCTGCTCAAGGTCCTTGACATGGAGCACATCTTCGAGGAGAATCTCAAGCTCGACGTGATTCAGAATCGAGTCAAATACCTGCGTAAGTACCTCAAGAAGCATTACAAGGATTCACGAAAGCAGTATGTATACTCGCTGATTCTCTTCACACTGTACGTCGAGAACGTGAGCCTCTTCTCTCAGTTTTACACGATCAACTACTTTAATCGCTTTCGCAACATGCTCAAGGACACCTCACAGCAGGTTGCCTACACATCTCGTGAGGAACTCATTCACGCGTTGGCTGGAATGAAGCTCGTCAACACAATTCGTGAAGAGCATCCGGAACTCTTCGATGACGAGCTGATCGAACGCATTCGTTCGGAATGCATCGAAGCCTATAAGGCCGAGGCCAAAATTATTGACTGGTCATTAAACGGTTATCAATCCGAGAATCTGACGGCGGATATTCTCAAAAACTTCATCAAGAATCGTCTAAATGATTCGCTGATTCAGATCGGCATCAAGCCAGTATTTGAAGACATAGATAAAGTGCTATTGGATCAAACTATATGGTTTTCCGAGGATGTCTTAGGAAACACAGCAACAGACTTTTTTAGCAAACGCCCGACAGAGTACTCCAAGAACGACAAGTCATTCAATGAAGAAGATCTTTTCTAGAAAGATCTTTATATAAATACGATTGAAGCCGATCGCGGTAGTGATGTACCCATCGGCACTAAACATGTAAGAATGAAAGGTCTCTATGTTCAGCAATCTTATTTATACTAAGCTAGTTGAGTCTCGCAAACTTCTTAAAGAATCTTGGAATTCAAATTCTGGATTAACCTTATATCGGCATCACATTAAACCCAGACATGCCGGTGGTACAGATGAGGAATATAATTTTACATATCTAACACACGAAGAACATATTATTGCACATTATTTGCTTTGGAGAATTTATAAAATGCCAGGTGATAAACGAGCATATCAAATGATGCGAGGTATACATTCTCCTTTTATCAATCATTCTAAAGAAGTTTGCAAAAAGATATCCGAATCACATAAAGGGGTATCATTGTCTGAAGATCATCGGATTAAAATATCTGAAGGGCAGGTTGGTAGAATTGGTGGGTTTACAGGCAAAACTCATTCAGAAGAAACTCGTAAAAGAATGTCCAAATGGCAAAAGGGCAAATCAAAATCTAAAGAAATGCGGGAAAAACTATCCATCGCAAAAAAAGGAAAACCGGGAAATAGAACAAAGGGAATGAGTGGCAAAACTCATTCAGAAGAAACTCGGAAAAAAATGAAAGAATCATGGATAAGGCGTAAAGCGGAATTGAATACTCATATATAAACTATGGAAGCAAAACCTTATTATTGGCTAAATTCGGATTCACGTCTCTTTCTCGAACGTGGATACCTTGAAAATGGGCAGACTCCGGAATTCTCGAATTAAGGAGATCGCC